GTCAGGCTGGCCATCGACGATCCAGCCATGGCCTACCAGTTCCGGCTGGGCTGTGTAGTCCGAGACGATGACGGGCGTTCCGCAGGCCTGAGCCTCGGGCACGCATATGCCAAAGCCTTCACCCTTTGAGCAGCTGAGAAGGACGTTAGCGGCGGAGTAGCAGGCCGCTAGGTACTCATTGGAGAGTGGTGCCCGGTAGGCGTACTGGTCCACAAACTTGACCTTCTCGGGCTTGAGATCAATCGCTGCTAGAAGGTCATTGAGATTGATGCCACCCATGGTGCCGTGCTGCTCGGTATGCATGTAGAGAACGGCATCATCGTGGAGATCAGAGAACATGCGGAAGGCGATGAGGTTCTCAGCCAAAGCCTTGCGGGTCGGATAGACGCCTTTGTTGGCCAGCGACATCATCACGATGAAGCGGTCATCACCAAAGCCGATCAGATCGTTTCCGGTGACCTTCTGGCCAGTGACATCGGTCAGGAATGGCGTGGGCTTGAAGATGGAAGTCTCAATGGCGTGCGGGACGTAGATCGACTCAAGGCCGATGTTGTCCATCTGCTGCTTGCCAAACTTCGACATGGCCAGCGGAGTGACGTTTGGCTTGCCTAGCCATCGAGCGACTTCCCCCGGGCAGGGCGCGTGATCAATGGGCACCCAAGAGGCCACTGGCCAGTTGTCCCATTGCTGACCTTTGAAGACCCAAACGTCATACAAAGTGACCAGCAGCGGCTTGTCAGAAGCAGAGTGCTGAAAGTGTTCTTGCATCTGGGCCGGCGCCACATCGTTGGAATACTGCTCAGCGCCTCGAGGCCAGACAGGGATCCCGAGCCATTCAGAGGATGCGCCCTCTAATCCGTAGTTGGCAAAGATTCCGACATCGTGGCCGGCGTCTTTGAGGCGGCGCGTGACTTGCGCGGTTTGGGAGCCGTAGCCGGTTGCGGCCCACGGGGCGTTCGAGACCCAGCCGATGGCGAGCGGGTCGCTCTTTCGATCTCGTGGGCGTAGCCCATGCGCAGAAGCAGCTGCGCTTCTGGGCCGGGGAGATCGAGGATTTGACCTTGCAGGTTTACGAGCATTGCTCACACTTCTCTCCAATTATGCGCAGGGTGCTGGTGGCCTTCTAGCCCCTGCGCGTGCAGAAGGCCACCAGCGTTCAGAGAAACCCGTTCCAAGTCGGGTTAGGTTTGACCTAGGTCAGGAAGCAGCGCCACGGAAGTACTTGACGTGGCTTGTCTGCGGCAGGTTGCCATCCACGCGGATGATGCAGCGGATGGTGACGAGATCATTCTGGAATGCGTAGTCCGTGGACGATGCAACCTGAATGCCGCCAACCTGACGTGTGTAGTACGACGGCAGGTGACCAGCAAGAACCGACTTGGCCGAAGTACCAGGCGAAGCCATGTGGGGATTCTCAATCAGCGGATAACCTAGGAAGCGGTCAGGTGTGGCCGCGTCCAAGGTTGGGGTGAACAGGTACTCACCCGACGTGGATGCCTTGAGCGAGCGCATGGCGGCGATGCTGGTGGCGTTAGCCATCACACCAAAGCCGGGCATACGACGGGCTGCGCCATCGACGCTGTAGATGAGGCTGATCAGGTTGTCACCAGTGAAGGCGCCAGTGACCGCGGTGCTTCCGGTAACGCCTGACCCTGCCACGCTGGCAATGCCGTTTGGCTGGACTGTGCCGGTGCCAGTGGTGAGCACCGAGTTGGCACGGTAGCCAAGCTCGTTGCCAGCCTGCTGGGCGACAAAGCCAAGCAGGTCAACCGCAGAGTCGTTGATGAACTCATTGGAGACCTGCACCAAGAAGGCGTACTTGAAGGCGCCAAGAGTGGTCCGTGAGAAAACCGGATCTGACTCATCGATGCTTGCGGCTTCTGCTTCAATGCCAGCGGTGGAGAATGCCGAGAGCGAGGGAAGAACTAGGTTCTCTCCGGCTGCGGTGTTCAGTACCGTGACGACGTTGGGATCCAACATGGGACCAACCAGGCGGGCCTGATCAAGAACCAAGTCAGAGAACGTGGTGCGGGTTGGCGCGTTGCTCGAGCCGCTGGTGATGTCACGACGCTCGAAGTCGAACGTGTGGCCACGGATCTCGCCACGGAGAAGAGAGCGGAGAATGCTCTCATCGTTGCCAGCAGCAGGCGCTGCCATGGGACGCACTGCCGACTCGCGGCCTTCCATCGCCTTGGCGATGTCGGACTCACGGGCTTCAGCGGCCTGAACATCCTTGATGAACTGCGCACGCTCGTCAAGATCGGCGTTGATGCGGTCGTACTTCTGGCGCTCTTCAGCGGTGAGATCGCGGTTCTCGGTTGCTGCGAGATCAAGCATTTCGCGGGCCTCAGACCACGCACGCTGACGCGCCTCGATCTGCTTCGTGAGGAAGTCAGACAAGGGAATCACATCCATTCATTGTGTGTGTTTTTTGGATGCGCAGGAGGGGTAGCCCGAGCGGCTCCGCACGGGGTTAAGCATCTGGTGGACCGGCTCCGGTCTCACTCAGAAATCAGAGGGTCTTGAAGTTCAAGTCCAGTTCATCGCGCAAGCGGGCAAGGGTCACGCTGATGGTGTTGTCCTCGATCAGCTCGGGCACGGTCTCAGACTCCGGCGCCAGCTTCTCCACCACTGTGGTGAGCATCGTGGCCTGATCGCGGGTCAGAGCATTGCCGGCCTCGAGTGCATCGAGCGCGGCGGAAAGAGACTCAGCATCTGCGCCAGTCTTGTCGGAGAGAATGTCAATGGACCGCACGGTGGCTGAGGTCTTGGTGTAGGCCGGGAAGCTGACCACGGAGACTTCATGAAGTCGGATGGCAGTGAGTTCCCGAGTCATGCCGTCATCGCTCCAGCGATCTCCACCAGGGGGAACGGAGAAGCCAAAGCTCATCGAGTCCACGACCTTGGAGCGCAGCAACTCGGCCACGTCACGGCCTAGCGAAGTCTGAGGAAGTGCGGCATCGACCATCAGGCCACGTGAATCCTCCATGAGTGTCATGGTCTTGGAGCGCGTGGACGCCAAAGGCTGGGATGTGTCGTGACTCCAAAGCATCATCACGTTGTTCTTGGCGCGTAGGGACTTGCTGAAGGCGCCTTGGCGGATTGTCTCGATGAAGGGCAGTGGCTCGGATGGAGAATTGAAAACGGCGGCGTAGCCGGAGAAACTCATACCGTCTCCGGTTTCGCGGACCTCAATATCGTCCACGGTGATCTGGCGGGTCTCCACCTTTGTGCGCATGTATCTGCTCGATTCTTCAGGAGTCACTTGCTGATCAATGGCCCAGTCCCTAGCCCGGTAGGAATCATCGATGGGCCAGCCACCCCAGAGGGCGTGGGCGACCATGCCAGCGGTGGGCGGGTCTGTGTTCCGGTCTGTTCCCTCGAGGTCTGAAAGGTGACGCTCAAACCATGGGCCCATGCGGTCGGCCTTGTCTTGGGTAACAATTCCTCGAGACATCTGGCGGGCTTCATTGACTGTCTTGTCCGTCAGGCCATCTCCGCCATAGCCCTGAGCCAACCAGTCGAGGCCACGGCGCGCATTGTCCTGAAGCCACTGCGGAACGCTGATGGCACGAGACTCAGAGAAGTACGCGGTGGGCTGGTCTTCGCTGTCATCGGGCTGCCATGCGTTGCAGTAGTAAGCCCCGTTGACGTAATCATCCCAGCGCTCACACCAAGCCTTGTCGCCTTGGACATTTGATTCATCGTAGAAGTAGCAGTTCCCGCAGGCTCGGCCTTCAGGCACGTCTGGGGAAAGCGCGGGCCGGAAGTTTTGAGGAAGAGCGCGCTCGCCTCCCGGTTCCATACCCTCGGCCAGACTCACGGCCACCATCTGATCAATGGCGTCTTGTTTGGTCGTGTGGCATCCGATGACTTCGCCATCTTCTTTGATCGTGGCCCAGCCATTGCAGCCCTCTGCTTGGTCACTGATGAAGTACGGCATCAGTCGTTAGCGATTCTCAAGACAGACAGTTGGCATCCAGTGGGATTACTACAGGCCCACAAAGCGATGCCAGCAGGAAGAGTCAGTTGGACAAACTGGCCTTCATGAACCTCAAGGCCGGAAGCGCTGCCGACGCTTGAGGTCCCCAGATAGACGTGGTAGTTGGTGCGCTTGTCATCGTTGTGAACTATGACTGAGACGGACTCGTTATCTGGCGCGCAAATTTGAGTGCCTGCCGTGCCAAGCGTGAAGTGGGCAGTAGTCATTCCCATGGCTAGACCTGATATGCCTGAGACGGATCTTCAGCATTGATCATGGCGATGGGCTGAAGCTGCGCAGATGGGACGCCACTGTGAGCGATGACAGGCAGGCCAAGAGACTTCAAGACCTCGGCAGGATCAAAGCCTGAATAGACAAGCTTCTGGGCCATGGAAACGCGCTTGTCCATCTCCACAAGGTTGGCGGCATTGAGGTCCACGTTGGCTAGTGGCACGCGCACGATGTCGCCGCCATCTACGGGCCGGAGATCCTCGAGGCGGCGTACGTCATTGATGGACATGAAGCCACCCTGAAGGCCGGTGGAGTAGGCAGAGAATCGCGTGGTGGTATCGCCGCGCAGGAGTGAATCCAGATTGAACTTGATGAAGGCGGTGGACGGCAGCAGGCTGGAGTACGCGGCCTCAAGGTGGGCCACGATTGGTGTGACGGAGAAGCGCACCCACTGGATGGCGTTCTGTTCCACGCTTGCATAGTTGGTGGCGCCGGGCACTCCCATGAGACTGGGCAACACTCGAAATGCGCGGCAGATGTCCTCGACCGCAAATTGTCTGCTCGCCAGGAGTTGTGACTCTTCGGGGTCCACGCCAATCTTGGTGACCTTCGCACCACCAGCAAGAACACCAGGGCGATGGGCCTTGGCTAGTCCACGGTGGTGGGCTTCCCAGCCATCGACCATGGCCTTGGCCTGCTCTTGAGTCAGGTTGCCGGGGGCCTCAATGACAATATCTGTGACAGATCCATTGCCAAAGAATTGAGCAGCGAAGACCTCAAGCGCCTTGGCAAGTCCGAGAGAATCTTTCAGGGTCTCGATGCGTGAGACTCCTCGCAGTTCTCCCGGCTTCTTCATCTCCGTGATGTGGAGAATCTCAGACGACCTGAACACAGTGTGGTCGTCGTAGACGTACTCAATCTCACGGGAAGGGTTCCGGCGGATCTGGACGCGCTTGGGATCCAGCACCGTCAAGGCGATGACATCGCCGTTGCCATTGCGCAGCACGAGGATGAAAGCATTGCCGTCAAGCAGCATGGACACGAGCACCTGAACAAGGTGGTCCTGTCGCGTGACGCCAGCGTCTGGGCTTTCGATCCACAAGGGCTTGGGACGGAAAGGCCGGCGGTCGCCATCGATGCGGATAAACGCATCAACCGGAAGCGTGGAGATGGTATCGACATAGATACGTACGCAGGCGTACACAGTGGAAATCTTCAGCGCGGTCTCTGGCGTGATGTTGACTCCAGCGCCGCCAAGGTTGGCAGGCCATTCCCCGCCAGCACCCCAGACAGATTGGTACGAGATATTGCGCTGCTCACTGCCAGCGCCTAGGAGGCGTCTAAGCATCAGTCACGCTCCAAGGCTAATCCAAAAAGGATGAGGGCAACGGCGCCAACGAGCACGCCAGCGGCGGGATAGATCAGCGCAGCACCAACGGCAAGGCCGGCAGCACCAACGGCCTCAAAGGCCAGAGCGATCCATCGACGCACGGGGATTCCTAACTTCCAAAGAACATGGGCTGAGGTGCTTCTTCAGGGTCTTCACGCCTGTGAGTTGCTCGATCAAAAGCCATGACGGCAGCAACGGCGGAGTCAATTTTTCTCGGAGATCCTCGATGCTCTTTCACAATGCGCGGGCCGAGACGGTCCACCTTGGTGGCGCAGTTATCCAAGTGGCGCTCAAGTGTGGGGTTGCCG